GTCCTCCTGGTAAACTGCTGTGGTGCCCTGAAGGGCCGCATCTGCGGGCAGAGAGAACACCAGCGTGCCCGGAATGTTCGTTGTCGTAACGAGCACAGGCGTTGCGCCAGCCGTCAAAGCCGCCGCTGCAAATCGCGTGATCCGCAAATAGGTCAGGTATTGCCGCAGGCCCGCGCCGGGCGCCGGAAGGGTCAGCGTCACAGCAGCAGCGGCGGCGCCCGTAGCCGTCACCAGCAGCGGTGTGATCATGCCTTGAAGTGTGTCATCCAGCGGCGCCGTTGATGCCATCAGGAACGTTACAGCCGCGCCGGACGTGTAAGCCGTGACGCGCGCCCGGATTTGCCGGAACGGGGCGCACTTGCCCACCCAGACACCCGCTGCCGTGCCAACGACCGACGCAACGTATTGTGTCGCCGCCTGCGCCATCGGGCGCACCGGAATGAACGTCCAGTTCACGCCGTCAACCGTGCCAGAAACTTCAATCGTCATCGAAAACGTGCCGCGCAAGTCCAGCGAAAACGATGCAGCGCCGTCTACGTTGACGATGACTTCCGCATTAAGTGAACCAAGCGTGCCGGTCGCGTACAGGTTTTCACGCGGATGAAGGACGCCTACAGAAAGGTCTCTGGACAGTTTGGCCATTCTAAATCCTCCACAAAATATTGACCGGACCGGACGATGGCTCCGAAAATTCCAGCGTAACCGTGATTTCGTCAGCGCCCGGTAGCGCAGACATGGCCGTCAGTGACAGCATTTCTGGCACGTTCTCCGCTTCGTCCGTACCCGGCGCCAGCATCAGCGCCACAGTATCCTCATTTGTCACGCCGGACGCAGCCACGGTCTGCACATGCTCATATCGATTGCCGGTAAGCGTGACCGTTGCGGCTTGCCATTGCGGCACCAGCCCGCTCACGGGGCGCTGGCCGATAATCGGCGTGCCAAAGCCTTCCGTGACCAGCACATGATGCAGCGGGCTCGGAGCGACAACGGCAAAGTCTTCAATGTTCTGGTCAGCCATTGCTTAGCGGGCTTCCTGCATTGACCAAGGTCATGCCTTGGTTCTTGAGAACATCAGTTGGCGGCCCGGAACCGCCAGAGGAAATCCCTCGCGCCCTGTTCCGCAACCTGCTACGGCCAAGCATCAGAAGCCCTCGCCAGGAATGACGTGAAGGCTGGACGTGGACGAAGCCGTGATTGCGCTTACAGTGTCGTGCGCCTCGTCTTTGGTAATCGTGACCTGCGTTCCCGCCAGAACTGGATAATCCGCAGTCGTTGCGGCAATCGTTCCCTGCGACACCCGAACATAAACCGTGACTGTCCCAAGGTTGCTCAGGCAAAGCGACTTGGCGCCAAGACCGCGAACCGCCGCCGCGCTGGTCGTGCTGACGCTGATTGTGGTGCCCTGCGTATAGGCGGGGTTAAATGTTTCTAGAACAGCCATCAGGTTTCTCCTTCAAGAGGTGGGGCAAGCCAGTGCAGATGGCCGTGCAGGATCGTGTGCAAGCCGATTTCTTCCGTAGACGCTAGGCCCAGCATCAGCTTGCCTTGCAATTCAAGATACAGCTTCCAGAGGCGTTCCTGTGTGCCGCGTGTGGTCTCCCCCGGTTCCACGAGCGCCTGAAGTTCGGTGGGGACGGTTGCCTCAGGCGAAGGGGCGAGGAACCGGGGGATTTCAAGGTCTGCGGGTTCTTCCTTGTGACCGACTTGCACGGGTTCGGGCTCCTTTGGCGCAGGCACCGGCTTGGGCGCTGCTGGCGGCTTGATCGCATCCTGCATCAGTTCGATCGCCAGCGAAATACCGTCAGGCCGTGCCCCGGCGTGGCCGTTCACGTTGATCGCCCAATAGCGTTTGTTCTTGTCCACCGTGACCTTGAGCCCTGCCGCGCGGGCCGGGGCCAGAATGGCGTCAATTTGCTCTCGCACGTTTGGGCACCTCCACAGGGCATTCGGGACAGATATGGATGATGGGGAACGCATTCTTTCGCACGGCCCACGCCCGGCGCTTGATGACTTCCCAAGCCTGCGAATGGGTATGCGCGTGGAACGTCTCGGACGCTCCGCACACGTCGCACTTGCAGGTGAACTCTCCGGGGCGCTTCGTCATCATGTGAGGAAATACCAGCCAGTGCATAGGACAGTCTGGCCGGAGGCCACGGGATAGGCTCCGGCTGTGGTTTGAATCGTCACTGTCGTTCCAGATGTTGCAAAGGCCGCAATCAGTCCAACCCCCGTTGTGCTGTTGCGCGCCGTGCAGTTTCCGCCAAATTGGGCCGATCCGGTTGGTAGCGTAAACCTCAAAGCAGAGGCCCCGGTCCCGTTATCGGTAATTGTGATTGAGATGCTGAAATAAACCGTGCGGTTTATGGTCCGGTAACGCGCAAACGTCGAAGATGAAGTGGTGATTGCTCCCGATGTCGCATCAATCGTTGGTGTCCACGCAATCGGATCGGGCGATACGAGGCTGGCCGAAACGCCATTTACCGCAACAAACTGGTTCGTGGTGCCGCCGTTGTTTGTGACCGTACCTGAAACGCGGCCACCGATAAACGTGTTTCCGGTTGATCCGCTGTCAATCAGGAGAGGCCCGGTCACGCCGCCCGTCAGGCTTCCAATGCGGAACGTGTTGTTGTCCGATGTGCCCTCAAGGCGCAGGCAGTAGGTTCCACCCTGAACAGACACGCTCAGGTCAGAATCCTGCAAGTTGGCGCAGTTGATCGCAACTGTCGGACTGGCTTTCGTGCCTGCCGGGTCATAGTCCACAGAGAGCGAGCCCTGCCAGCGGTCACCGCGAATCTGGACAGCGGAAAACCCATCACCAGGATTGTAGATCGTGCCATTGATGACGTTGTCTTCAATGGTGCCGCCAAGGCCGTCCGTGTATACAGAAACGCCGCGCTCGGCAGGATCGGTCGTGACAATCTCGAACCTGTTGCCAAACACTGCGCCGGTCGCCAAGGCATCGCCTGCGGCAATCTCCAAGCCGTTTTGAGATTCATGGCTGACGACGCGGAACGTGTTGCCGTAGACGTTGGCAGCCGCCGCTTTGATGTAGAGCGCAGCAAAATCAGAATCGTACACCACGCCTTCAATGATGTTGTCAAAAATGTTCCGCACGGTTGTGCTGAGGCTGGTGTCACGCAGGATCAGGATTGCGCGGCGAGCGCTGGTCACACCGCTTGCTGGGTTGCGAACAGAAATGCCAGTAAAATTTAGGCCATACACGTCATAGCTGTTCGCTTCGACAATAAAAGCGTCATCGCCCTCACTGATGATCTCGAACCCGTTGCCCGCCATGTTGCGGCAGTCCACAAAGTGAACCCCGTCCGCATTCACATCCGCGCCGTGGCGGCATGTAATCCGGTTGACAAAAGAACCGCCGATGCAGCGCTCAATCCGCACGCCCCAGCTTGCTGCGTCGAGGGAAGTGACGTTCTGGCAAACCGCGTTGCGGACGTTGAACAGCCAGACACTGAACCCGTCGCTATTGCCGCCCGTGCCCGCGCCGCCATCGACCCGCGTAGAAGCTCGGCCATCCACAATGATGTTCTGCACACCCATCGTCTGGGTCACGCTCGGAAACGTGCCCGTTCCGAAGCCTGCAATCAGCGTGAACGCCATAGACGTTCCGTGCCGTGCAATCGTGCCGCCGCCGTCGATAATAACGCCGGGCTTCAGCGCAATGGCATAGTTCCTGCTGCCGAGCGAATTGCCTGAATTACTTGCCAGATACGTCTTGCCCTGCGTGATCCAGACCGTCCCGCCGCCCGCTGTCTCCGCCGCATCAATCGCAGCCTGGATCGCCACACGGTCGTCTGTAGAGTTGTTGCCAGCCGCGCCGTAGTCTTCGACAAAATAGATGCCGGAGGCGTTCGAGAGCGTGACAAGCTGGCCAGTGTCTACACTTGTGCCCCGGATCAGCTTGCGGCTTTCAAGGCCGAGCGCCGCAAGCGCTGTCAGCGTCGCATCAAGCGGCTGGTATTCGTCGCTCAGCTCCGCCCCAAAATACGTGGCAAGGTCAACCGCTGTAATCGCCCGTGTTGCGCCCGCCTGCGTCTTCCACAGGACGAACTTGTCATCATCCGCAACGGTATCGACCGTGTTCAGGTCATTGATCGTGCCCATTATGTCTCAACCCCAATATCCAAGAACCCGTCATCACCTTCAGACAGCCGCTCAGTTGGCGGATCAAGGAACGGATCAGGCGTGCCCCGCCAGTATTTCCAGCCCGCCCCGGCAGGAACAGCCATGTTGTCAATTTGCATCGGCACGGGCTGCGCGGCTTGTGCCAACAGCGTCTTGTAGGCCGTGCTTGCAAGGGATTTAGTGTCCGGGCTTGGCGTTTTGCCGTATCCTGGCGCGATCCGAACAGCCAGATTGAGATAAAGCGCCTCAAGCGCCGTATCGGGCGCGTTGCTGTCTTCATCCAGCGAGGAATTTGCATAGCTGACCGGCAACGGCCATGCGAGCCGGATGCCCTTGTTCTCCCATTGCGCGATCATGGCGTCCAGGCGCCTCAAGGCGCCCTCCCATTGCTCAGGCATCAGGTCGAACGTATAGCTTGCAAGGCCGATCTCAGCAAACGCCTGCCCGATAATGTCACGCTTGGTCCACGTCATTTGTTCCTCCAGATCATCTTGTAATTCTTGCTGAACCACTCAGCTTCTTCCGGAGTGTCAAAGGCTATGTAATCCCTGCGGGCAATTGCCCGGTTGAACGCATCCTTGCCCCAGTCTTTCAGGGCGCCGCGCTCGTAACCAATTCGCGGGTAAACAAAGTATTTCCCGTCAGCTTCGCCCCATTCCATCAGATGCGATTGGCGAGTGCCGTCAGGCAGGCGCAATTGCGGATAAGCATCCGGATGCAGGATACGGCGGACAAATTGCTTGTCGTCGTTCTGTTCTAGGATTTTCATCAGCTCAGCCCGCGACTTCGGCACCGCCCGGTCCCTTCATCGCGTCTTCGATCTTCTTCAGGAGCGTGGCATCCGAGTGCTTGTGATGCACTGCGATGCCGAGTTTGCGGGCCATTTCTTCAATCTCGCCCCGTGTGGGCGGCGCATCATCAGCGATAACCGGCGCAGGCTGGATGGGAATGGATGCCTGCACCGGCTTACGCCACGCTTCCACAGCGAGCGGAACGGTTGGATGCCAGCCATCAGAGACAGCGGCGTCAAATTCTGTCTGGTCATTTGCCGGACGTGAGCCGAACGTGTAGCCGTTCCCGGACCACGGGCCGGGGCACTTGTAAAGCAGCGTAGGGAACTCTGTCATGCGGCCTCCAGTGTGAGCGGGGCGGCAGTTAAGCCGCCCCTCCCGTTATCAGCTCTGGCTGAACATGATGATGCCGGACATTTCCGGCTGTTTGTTCACCACGCCGTACAGCGTATCCACGCGGAACTTGGTCTTCTGCGTATTGATGTCGAACTGCTTCTGCATCACCACTTCCACGCCGTTGTCAGTCGTGGCCCGCATCGTGGCCGCGCCAGCATCGTTCGGAACCGCAAGGCGGCCCGGCAGGATTTCAATCGCGTCCTTCTGCCAGAACGGGTTCATGAACCCTGCGACCGTGTTGAGCCAAGTGATAGCCGCCGTGCCAGACTTCGAAGTGACAGTGCAGTTCTGGTACTGAGCCGAGGCCACGTTGGCGACCTGGTTGGAGATGATCGGCGGCGTGATGACCATCGTGGTGCTGTTCGTCACCGAAACCACGCGGAACGTTTTCAGTTGTCCGGTGTTTTCCTTGGTGATCAGATGCACGCCGAACACGTTGGCAATAGTGAACGCATCGCCCGCCGCAACGTTCGTGGTGCTGGACACCGTGACCGTCTGGTAACGGTTGTCAACGTTGGACACTTCACCCGTTCCAGCCGTAGAGGTGGCCTTCGGGATGTAGTAGTTCAGGCCAGCGTCAGCCGTCGAGATGGTGATGGAACCGCCACCTGCTGCCGCAGCTTTGCGGGTCAGGTAGTCCGCCTTGAACGTTTCGAACGAAGACACCTCACCGACATACGCCTTGCGAAGGGCCATGTTAGAGATCGGATCGCCGAACGAACGGGTGTTCTTGGCCAGATCAGACGCCATGCCGTTATAATCGCGGGTCGAAAGCACCAGCTTGCGATCTTCGAACTGCACGCCGATTTCGTTGAATGCCGCTTCGATCTGCGCCACGTCATCAAGGCCGGTCGCCGCAGCAGACCGCTTCACGAACACCGAACCCA